GAATACATACAGTGCTTTTATGGTCACAAATGGGCGACTGTAGACGAGTGGGATCATTCTATTTGTGGGGGATGCTTTAAGGCGCCAGAAACCCACGCACTTGAGCCGGAAATTGCGAAGAAATACCCGAAAGGATATTGCCCGCATTCTTTCCGGGTTTGTCAGCGTCGGCATTGTGGCAAAGCTGAAGGATATAGTGCTCATGGGAAGTTGAGCTGTGTGCCCGAAGCCTGTAAACCTCAACTATTGAGAATGGGGTGGAAGCAATGATCTCAATCGGAGGCGGCGATGGCGCGGAGTAAAAAAGAAATCGCCTTCCAGAAGAAGGTGGATGAGCTGATCGCAAACGCGCAGCACATGGAAACCGCCGAGGTGAAAAAGGTCATCGCGCTTCTGGCCGACGCCCGCAAGGATGTCGCCGCTACGGTGGCCACGACCGAATGGCAGGCATACCGGCTGCCGGAGCTGAAAAACGCGATCGACCGGGCGCTCCAGTCGTTCGGCGACAAGTACGGCGTCGAGCTGCGGGAGGCGCAGCGGTCGTTTTGGGAAACCGGGATCGAGATGGTGGATTTTCCGATCCGGCAGGTCGGCGTCTATGCGGCATTTCCCGCGATCGACACGACGGTCCTGGGCATCATGCAGGGCTACGGCGCGGACCTGGTCAAGGGGCTGGCCAAGGACGCGGCGCTGCGGATCAACAACGAGATCACGATGGGGCTCATGGGGCAGAAGACGCCCTTTGAGGTGATGGAGGCGGTGGGCGCGAACTTGAAGGATAAGTCAATATTCACCTCCATCGCCGCCCGTGCCGAGACGATCACACGCACCGAGGCGGGCCGCGTCCTCGAGGCGGCTTCCCAGGCGCGCCTGACGGAGGCGGCGAAGCTGGTCCCCGGCCTGCAGAAACAGTGGTTCCACGGGGCGCACGTCCGCATGCCGCGCCCCTCGCACCTGGCGGCCGTCGGCCAGATCCGCGACGCGGATAAGCCATTCGACGTCGGCGGGGAACAACTGATGTACCCGCGGGATCCGGCGGGATCCGCTAAAAACACGATCAATTGCAGTTGCTATACCGTGCCGTATCACCCCGACTGGGGAAGCGTCGGCCTCGAGACGGAGAGCCGGGCGGCGTAACCATTAACCTATAAATCAGGAAGGAGACTCTATCATGGCGGAAGACAAAGGGAAACAGGAAAAAGGGAAGGCAGGCGAGGATCTGATCGCCGAGGCGTGCAAGGCTTTCGGGATCGCGCCGAAATACGTTCTCTCCAGCCGGATCGATGCGCAGACCGGCGAGGCGGTCGTGCTGACCCAGGGCGGGTCGAAGGTGCGCTTCAAGGCGGGCGGCGAAGTCGCCCCGCTCTCGCAGATCGCCGTCACCGGGATCAACCCCGAGTGGGCGAAAAAGAAGGTCATCGCCGGGAAAGAGAAGAAATAACCGGCCGCAGGGAGGAGGTGCAGCATGGGTAAAAAAACCGAGCAAGATGCGCGCGGCGAGCAGGATCTCAGCCTGGACAGGATCCGGGACTTGATCCGCCAGGCACTGAGCGACCGATTTCCGGGCGGCGATAACGGGCCGGACCCCTATGTCCAGGAAGTCTTCCCGGCCTATCTGATCTATGAGCTGGATGGCAAATACTACCGGCTCTCCTGGTCGATCCTGGACGGCGCGGTGCAGTTAGGTGAGACACCCATCGAAGTCGAGCAGACCTGGGTCGAGGCCAGGGCAAAACAGGCCGAGGGCGAAGGCGATGATTCCGTCGAGCTGTTCATGCGCCTGGGGCAAGCGCAGAACCCGGAAGGGACGGCATGGGACGTCACCATCTGCGAGCCGGGCTTCACAAAAAACGGCTGGTATCACCCGGAGGAGGCCCTGCGCGAGGCATGCGGCCTGTTCGAGGGCGCGCCCGTCAATCTCTACGAGTTGCCGCAGCAGGGCGCGACACACGTCCCGGACGCCCTATTTGATGTGAAGAATCTCCTCGTGAAGAACAAGGTCGGCTGGCTGGATAAAGTCCGGCACGTCGCCGGCGAAGGTCTCAAGGCGACCCTCCATTTTCTCGACAGCGCCAGGTGGATGGGGAAGAACATCGTCGAGGCGATGAAAAAAGGCGCGGAATGTTACGGGCTTTCATACGACTGCCCGGTGCGGGCGGTCAAGGATACCGTCGAAGGGCGGTCCGTATTCAAGTTGGTCAAGTTTTTGTCCGTCGACTCTGTCGACATTGTCACCCGACCCGCCGCCGGCGGGCGGTTTAACCGGGCAGTGGCGTCCATGCCGGCCCAAAAACAGGAGGCGGAAATGAAGAAAAAGCTGTGGGATTTGATTCAGGAAAAGCGGCCGGGCCTCCTCACCGGAAAAGAGTTTGACAAGATTTCCGATGCGGAGATGGAGACACTGGCGAGAATGGCGATGGAGCCGGAAAAGAAGGACGGCGTGGATACGTCGACCCTCGCCACTAAAGAGGATTTGACCGCCGTCCAGAAGGAACAGGCGATATTCCGCTGCGGGATGTCGCTCGAGCGGAAGATCGGCGGCAGCGACCTGCCGGATCTCGCAAAGGCGCGCGTCCGCGAGCGCTTCGATGGCAAGGTGTTCGAGGATGCGGAGCTCGACAAGGCGATCGTCAAAGAAAAGGAATACCTCGCCGCAATGGCCGACAGCGGGCGCGGCGACGGCGACCCGGTTCCGTCCGGGAGAATCGTCGTGGGGCTCGGCTCGTTAGACCGGGCCTGCATGGCGATGGATCGCCTGTTCGGCCTGACGAAGGCCGAAGTGGAGACTCTCGCAAAACTGGAGCGCCTCGACGGGCAACCGGTCTTCGAGGACAGGCGCGGCGTCCAGGACTACAAGGACTACGAGCAGATTCCCCGGTTCAGGGGCATCCGCGAGGCTTACGAGTTCTTCACTGGCGATCCGGAAGTGACCGGCATGGTCAACCGGAAACGGCTTCCGATGGAGCTGCGCGGCCGCCAGGACATCACCAGCGCGACGTTTACCTACGTCCTGGGAAATACCCTGAACCGGCGGCTCGTTTCCGCCTATAGGGAGCCGAACTTCCGCGAGGATCTGCTCATCAGTATTCGGAAGCCGGTGAAGGATTTCCGGCAGCAGGAAGCGGTTCTTGTCGGCGGGTTCCCGGATCTTGCCGACGCCGATCCGGAAGCGGCGGATTATGTCGAAATCGCGGGCGTCACGGATGAGGAGAGCACCTACACAGTGACCACTCGAGGAAATCTGCTCACCATCACCCGGAAAGCGATCATCAACGACGACATCACGATCGTCCAGCGCCTGGTGAACGGCCTGGGGCGGGCGGCCCGGCGGACCCATGCGAAATATGTATGGGCTTTTTTCACCTCAAACGCGACCTGCTCCGACGCGACAGCCTGGTTCACCGGCGCCGGCTTGCATGTCAATCTGGGCGCTGCCGCGCTGACCCATGCGACAGCCCTGATTGCCTATCAGGCCCTGGCGACGATGACGGAGAAGGATTCCGGAGAGCGCCTGGGGCTTCTGGATAGCCCGGACGTGAAGCCGAACCTGATCGGCCCGATCGATCTGATGGCCACCATCCAGAAGATCGCCGAGGAAGATTACTATTTCACGGCGAACGATCTGACCACAAAGATCCCCAACCCGCTGAAGGGGAAGGTCAGCCCCGTGGTCCTTTCTCTCCTCACCGATGCAACCGACTGGGGCATGATCCTGCCCCCGTCGGTCATCGATGTCGTGGAGATGGGCTACCTGAACGGCCGCCAGGAGCCGGAGATGTTCCTCGCCGATTCCCCGCAGTCCGAGCAGGTGTTTGTGGCGGACAAGATCCGCCATAAGATTCGGCACGAGTATGCCGGGGCGGTCATCGACTACCGGAGCGGATACAAAGGCGTGGTGTAAATCATGAAATCAACGACCTGGGCGGACGCTAAGCAGCCGCCGCCCGGGTCGATGGAAACGAACGAAAAAACAGGAGGTTCTAAAATGAGAAAATATTTGGATCGAAAAATTCTGTCCGCGCTTGTGCTTCTTGCAACGCTGGCATGCTTGTTTACCGCGATATGTGTCCTTCCCGCGCAGGCGGCGGAAACCTGGAGGCAGATCAACACCAGGTTCTCGGCGACGGCGGGCGAAACCCTCGTCACCGGAGATGTTGCTTGTATCGCCGGAACTGACGGATATGCATATAAAGCCGACGCAAACAGTTCCACATTGCGTCCGGCAGTAGGAGTGATCGGTAAAGGGGGTACGACCGGGAAAACTGTAGAAATCGTTGTAATCGGCATATTGACCGGCCAGACTGCTGCAAGTCCGGGGGCAAGGGTGTTCCTGTCCGAAACTGCGGGGGCGATTACAGCGACCGGGCCGACCAACGCTCAGCCCCTCGGATGGGTCATGCCTGGGGCTGCGGCCGCTGCAACGTCAACGACATATTTCATCATGGTGAACACGCCATCGTCCGCTGGGGCCGCGTATTAAACGATGAAAATCGCGGAGATCATACTGCTCTGTGCCGTTCCGGGGTTGATGTTCTGCATCATCCCCGTGAACGGCATGGAGTTCAGCCTCTCCTGGCAACTGGTGAGTCTATGGCTGGGCGGGGCGGCGTTTGCCGTATTCCTCTCGAATTGGTGGTGGCGGGCTTTTTTTCTGATTGCCCTGATCCGCACGGCGACGATGGCGCCCGCCTATGACGCCTATGTCAGCCTGCTCACGATTGCGGTATTTCTGGCGGCGGCGGAGGGCTTCAAACGGATCGCCCCGGAGCGCGTCATGAACGCCATGTGTGTGGCGGCGGCGCTGCTTTTCTTCTGGGTCGTCGCTCAGAAGTTCGGCGTCCATGCGGCCTGGTTCGGTCCTTGGCCGACGGGGCCGTTCAACCCGATCAGTTGCGGCGTCTTCTTCGCCCTCTGCCTGCCGGCGTTTCTGCGGCCAGGAAAGTTGTGGCCGTTCGGTATTATCTGTTTTGTCGGGATCGTCGTGGCGGGATCGACGACGGCGGCGATCGCGGCGGCGGCAGCGTTGGGAGTTTTCTTCTTCCTTCGATCGGCAGATCCGAAGCGAATCGTTGCGTGTGCGGCGGCGCTGATCGTAATCATGGGACTCTGGTCCTGGCGGGTGGACTCAATCTTTGCCACAAATCATACCGAGCGTTGGTATGTGTGGAAACATGCCGCCTGGTCGTTGCGATCCGAGATGCTTGGCCGCGGCCTGGGGAGCTGGAAAATGGTATTTCCGCTATTGGCGTCGGGAGATGCGCGGACCGGCGGGGTTATTAAAAATGAAACCGGGAAAATAACCATGAGCAATCACCACGCTGATGCGCATAACGAGTACGTGCAGGCAACCTTCGAGCTGG